GTATTCATAAAATGATACAACGCTCCAATGTGTTCTCCATTGTGGAAATAATCCTTCACACCATGAAACCCAATTTTCATCAGATTATTTCCGTCAACAAGTAGTGTTTTTTTCACGAACTAAATTAAAATGGTTCGTTTGTAAAAGTTTCTTCAGTCTCATCAAGAGTTATTTCACCTGTTCCTGTAAGTATTGCGTTCCAATATTGTGAATACTCTTTTTTGTATATTTCAAGAGCATCTTTATCGTCAGCAATATAACCTTGTGCGGTTGCAATAATCTTACCATCCTTATATCCTAATCCATTGATATGGTTCTTTAGGACAGATATTTTAGTTCTGATGGCATAAGATACCGTTCTACCGTTTTTAGTTGCCGTAATGTGATTGATACCAGCGTTCTTTTGATTACCAAACAAAAATACAAGAGCCGATGCTAACCAAAGAGCCTCACCACCTTTTGCCTTAATTGTTGGTTGTCCAAATGGATTGTCAGGTAATTCAACCCAAGGTTGATTTACTACCACCATTGTGTTTGTGTATGGACAATCTTCTTTACGAGATTTGGTAATACGAGCTTGGATACCCATACCAATCTTATCCGCTAATACAGATGCGTTATGTTGTTTACCACCTTTACCGTCAAATGTCATCTTACAAGGAACTGAACCAACTGAATCCCAAAGGAAACAAAGAGAATAAGGAATGTTACCTTTTTCTTGTTCGTCTAATAGTTCGTTGATGTAATCTGTTACTTGTTCTATGTAGTCAAAATTATCATTAAAAATAAACTGACCGTCCCATTCACCATCAACCATCTTAGCTTCAAGACCAAGTTCTACTGCGTGGTCCCAACTCCATTTTTTCTCGGTGATAACAAAAACAGGCAAATGCCCCTTCTTCTGTACAGACACAGCGGCTTTGACAAGCGCGGTCGTTTTCGAAGAGTTTGAGTGACCCAAAAACATGTTGATGTTACCCAAAGCAGGACCAGGTATACCGCAACTATTATGGAAAGCTTCACCGACTTCATAAAAGTCTGTTTCTTTATATTTTGTTTTTGTGGAATATTTGTCTTTGATTGCATCTAGTGAAAATTCTTTTTTCTTTATTGCCATAAATGTCTATGATTTAAATTGTTTGTTGTTTAAAAATAACAAAGGGTAGGCACTTTGTATATACTTGTACCTACCCTTTTATAAATTAGAATGGTAAATCACCATCAGGTTCTGCACCCGCCTGTGGGTCAACATATGAACCACCGATAGTACCTTCATCAGATGAACTATCACCATAAACGTATTTACCTAAATCAGATGACCATCTTGGAGTTTCTCCACGAGCAATTGCTTCCAAATATTCAACAGGTTTCTTAGAGTAAACATCTGTCCAAGTAAGTGGGTCCTCAGTCCAAGCCTTAGCCGTATCAGCATCTGTGTGAACAGGTGTTGGGTCGTCATGCATAACAGTCTGAATAACCGTGTAAGTCGCACCTTTTGGTGTCTTTGCCTTTGTCAATTCTATAATAAGGTCACGTCCACTAACAGGGTCAGTGATATCACCTTTAGCCTTCCAAATCGGAATGATTTTGTCAAGGATACCTTCGTTCTTGTAATTGTGTTTAAAACGCCAAAACTTAACTCCGTCCGCTTCGTTATCACGGTCAACCACTTTAACGATATAGAATTTACGTGGCTTATATGCCTTTGCAAGTTCTTTATCAGTTTCTTTTCCTGTTGACATTAATTCGTCATGAATTTCAGTCAAAGGTGAACGCTCGTTGTCGTTCTTTCCTGGGTCATAGATTTTATTCCATTTACCCTCAACTTGTACTTCGTGGTACCATACTTCTTTGAAAGGTGATGACCCGTCAGGTGTAGGTAGAATACGAAGACGTTTCTGTCCTGAGTTCTCATTTTGCATCAAGATTGCTGCAAAATATTTTTTCATTCTGTCTTCTTGAGACATTTTGTTTGCAGAGTTACCTCCGCTTTTCGCTTTTTCATACTGTGCGAGTACAGCATCTAGGGAATTTGTCGCCATTTTGTGTGTATAATTTATTAGTTAATATTCAAGTATAAGTGTGTCAGCCGTAATAGTCAAATTTGAAATTTAGAATTTCAAAGGTTTGTATTGTGATTCTTCTCCAAAGTCATTAAAAGTTGTTTTGATTTCTGAGGGGGTATAACTTTCAACTTCATCAGTAGTTAAAACATACTCATTTTTCCCCGATTTTTCCATGTCTTCTTCTTTATCAACAAAGAAATCAGATAATTTTTGATTAAACGGTCCTGAGTCTAAACTTCTTAATTCAAGTTTTTCCTGTGGAGTTTTTTCTCTATATTGTTCAATCTTTGATTCGATATCATTTAATTTTGTAAAAATACTTCCCATATCATTTAATTTTGATTCTAAATTAGAAAGTTGATTAAATAGATTATTAAAATATTCTTCTTGTTTTGTTTCAATATTTTTTTGTGATTTTACTAAATCAGTAATTTCTAATTCTTCAGTACCTGTTTCTTCAGAACTTTCGTCTCCAACTTTTTCAACATCAGGGTCATTTGTAATGTCAACAGGTTCCGCAGTCGGAGGTGTTGTTGAAGCAGCGTCTGTACCTGCGTCAGGTGGTGGTGGTAAAGCTCCATCATCAGGGGCATCTCCAGTAACCGCACCAGGTGGTGGGGGTACAGGTGGTAATCCAGCTTCTTGTTCAGTGATATAATTATTAATTTTATTATATCTTTGTAACTCTTCTATAATTGTTTGTGATATTCCCATTTTAACCGTTTAATAATTGTTTAAAACCTTGTGTCGTTTCTACGTTTATTTTTTTATTAGTATAAAGAGTATTGTTAACTCTTTCAATTAAACCATCTTTCATTCTGATTGTGTAACAATCCCCAGTATCTAAATCACATACTTCTTTGAAACCATTACCTTTATCAGTTTCAGTAATTCTTGTACTTTTTCCAAGATATCTGTCTAAAATTTCTTTAGTGCCCATAATTGTTTTTTATTATAAATATATCTTTATTATAAAGAGTTTAATTCTGTCTCAAAATACTTTTTAATAGAATCTTCTAATTTTTTTAATTCAATCGCATTAGTTTCTTTAAAGGCGTTATAATCAATATTAGTTGTGTATGGAAAATATTTTAGATAACATTTAGCAAATTGTACTGAATACTCTGTTGAGTCAACAAAATTAACCACTTCATTTTTAAATAATCGTCCAAATCTTGAATTTAATAACCTAACACTTTTTTCGATTGTTTCAAAAACAAAATAAGGTTGACTCACATTATTTATTTCTAAACAAATATATTTTTTATCAACAATAAATTGTTTATTTGAACCCCCAAGTATACTTTCAGTTGCGGGTATATTTGCCAAATTATTATTATACATTTTTAAACCACTACCACTATCATTTTCTAAAAGAATTAAAGTGTATATTAATTTTCGTATTTCAGTATCTGTAATAAATTGAGTTATAAGGTTTTTAATTTCAAAATAAGTAACTGGTGTTATTGTTGAGTCAATTTTTACAAATTCACTAAATGTCACACCACTAGGTTCACAATTAGCAGTTGACGGATTGGCTTGTTTATTAATATTATTAATTGCTATCGCCGAAATTTCACTTTGTGTTCTATTAGGTGATGGATTAGTTGTATTTTGAGACGTTTTACTTTGTTCAATAATATTCTTTAAAAGTTCTCTTTTAATTGTTTGTAATAACTGGTCAACTGTTGGTAATGTGAATACACTCATTCTTGTACCAGTAAAAGTTGTATCAAAATTACCAACACTTATTGAATGTGAAACACTTGTAATTAAATACGTACCTCCAAATAATGGCATATTCCTTAAAACAAAATACATAGTAGGTTGTATCATAACATTACCAAATGTATTAACCGACGCCTCATAACTTCTTAATTTATACAAATTATATAACGAAACGTTTTGGGTTGATGTTTGAGTTCCATTCTCCAAATTAGCCATTTCAAATTCTCGTTGTAATGACTCACTTGTTGGTTTACCTAAATCTTGAGAAACTGTAATATTTTTAAAAACACTCTGATTTTGAAGTCCAAAATCAACCGCGAATCCGACTACTTTATTTGACAATCCATAATCTTTCTTATCAGTTAATTTATCAACTAATGGTTGTTGTGCTGCTCGTTTTAAATCAAACCCATCATTATTATAACCATTTGCTGTATCAGGATTTTCAAGTTGTTTAGATGCTTGGTCAACATACATACAAACAAATTTTGTTTTTGTTGATTGGTAATCTACGGTATTAAATGTACCAAAAAGTGAATCTGCAAAACTAACAGACCCAGTTGCGGTAGGGATTGCGTCAGGACTAGGGTCATTAACACCATAAAAATTAATATAACCAGGAATTACAAATGGTTGAAAATGGTGGTCTAAAACTATAGAATTAATAACATCAAATAAATTTGATGATACATTTTTTAAATAACTTTTTACTTTAAAGACATCGATAAAAATTTTATCACCAATATTTCTATTTGCTCTATCAACAAATAAAAAATCTTCAAATAACGTCGCCGAATTATAATTTGTACCTGCGACCCAAGTATCATTAATTGCTTTAAATTTTTCATACTTTTCGACCTTTGATTGTAATCCATCAATAGGTGCTGGTTCTGAACTATAAGCATTTATTTTTTGGATTGTTGGTAAACCTTTAGATAGTTCAATAAAAGTTAAATTAAATAAACTTGATAGTTCATCATTAAATGTTGTTATTATATTATCTATGAAAAATACAAAAGAGTTTTTAGTAAATAAAAACGCCGAACCAATCGTATTATCAAAATCAAATATTATTAGTTTTCTAGTTGCAAAAACTTTAATAACATTCTGATAATAGATTATATTTGTACTATTAAATTCAATATTCATTGTTGGAAAAAAATCCGTTATAAACGAACCATCATCACTATAAACTAATTGAGATATAGTTGAAAATCCAACATACAGTTCTAAAGTTTTCCAAGCTTCGGGATATAATAATTGTGAATCCGCTAATGTCGTTGTTCCTCCCGATGTTGGTAAAGAACCATTAATATAACCACCCGGTGGTAGTGTATCTAATAATGGATTTGATGAAACACTACTAAAAATTCTTTCATTGTATTTTTTAGGATTACCAATTGAAATTAATTTATTATAACTAATATGTGAATTTAAAATATTAGGTAGTTGAGCCATTTGATTGTTTCGTATCACATGAAGTTTATCAATTGTTAAATCATCAGGTTTAGAATCAATAGTAAGTATATTTTTAACTACATTATAAAATTTTTCTTTTTCAGTGTCTTTTTGTGGTGACTTCGCGTAGTTCAAGAAAATATTTTCAATATTATCTAATTCATCTTTTGAAAAGATTGAAAATATTTCTTCAATTGGAGAATATTCGTCATCTCCAAGTAACTCAAATGGTGTTTGTGTGTCTGTCACTCCTGTATATATTTTTTTCAAATATTTGTCAGGAGGATTAATTGTAAATTGTGTAGTATCAAAATACCCATAATTAGGACCACCCCACAATAATCTAATACTACCATTATACATACTATTATTATCAATTAATGAACTT